GAGTCTTGCAAAAGCATTAAAAAAAGCTGCCAGCGCTTCATTAAAAAAACTTGGCGGTGATGTAACTATTAGACAAGTAACAGCTGGGGCATACAATACCACTACTGGAGCTATCACAGAATCTACATCTGATACGACTATCAAAGGTGCATTAAGTAATGTTTCAAAGAATCAGGTAAACGATTTAATCGAGTCACAAGATAAGTTGCTGACTATATCTGCTGGAGATCTTACATTTGCACCCACAACAAAGGATAGAGTGGTAATAAGTAGCGTAGAATTTAAAATTGTTCAAGTTATTGTGAATGAGCAGAATAATACTCCAATTAGTTTCGATCTTATCTTGAGGTAATATGGCCAGACAAATTTCTATCTTGCAAATCCCAAAGGTAATGGAGGAATCTGTAGAAATTTTGGTGCAAGCAACAACTTTAGAATGGACAGCCAGAGTAAAAAAAGCAACACCAGTATTTGAGCCTAGAGCAAATGAAAAAGGTGTAGGAGGCTCTCTTAGAAATGCTTGGCAAACACAAATTAAGAAGTTCAGCGGTACTGTATCAAACAACTTGCCTTATGCAGAGCCAGTTTGTTTCGGAGAAAATTTACCACCATCTTGGGGCGATGTTTATAGGACAAGACAGAATACACAGGCTGGCTTTCCAGAACTTATTGCAAAAGAATTACAAACTTGGGCTGAAGGGGAATACAATAAAATCAAAGGTAATATTTGATGGCGGCTATAGATTTAAACACAGTTCGATCAACAATAGAGGCCAGATTGGCAACAGAACTAGCCAGCAGCCCTGCTATTCCTGTTGTTTTTAATAATATGACGTTTGACTCTACTGCTGAAGATACCTTTGTACAGTGCATTACAAGCTTTGGAGCTAACACATATTTAACTCAAGGTGATTCTAGTAATTCTCATAATTTAATTACAGGCTTAGTTCTTCTTAATGTTTTTACAGAGGAAGGTCTAGGGGCAGGGTCTAACTTTACAATTTGCAAAAGACTTAGGGACTTATACAATAGAATTACAGTATCTAATGTTATTTTTGACGCACCTGTAGGAAGTGAAATTCTTAGTTCAAGTCCAGAAGGTAAGTTTCAAACTCAAATCAGAATAACATTTACTATTTACGAAAATCTTTAAAAATGGCAAAACTTATTATCACAGACGAAATGCTAGACGCTATCGAAGCTGTCAAAGGTGTAAGAGACCCACAATACTGGGATCCAAATTGTAAAAGATATATGGAGAGTCAACAAAATTCTAAAAAAGATGTAAAAAACTC